TCGCCTCTTATTGGTAACACCACTAACTTCTGGGGTGTTTACGGCAATGGTGGCGTCAACAACGGCTACGGCGCCGGCAACTCGAATGGCGTTTGCCCCTGCTTCTCTATCTGATGCTATATACACCCATAAAGTCCTGCTCGGCGCGTAAGCGTCGGGCGGGCATATATAAAAACATCTCGGCGGCTTGCCCGACGAGTAGAACCAAAGGAGGTTTTCATTATGTCTGTAATTAGGAGTCAGCGGCGTATTTCTGACACAGAATTCGAGAATACTTTTATGCAACTATATAGGTTTAGCAGAGAAAAGACTGCTCACTTACCTAAAAGGAAGAAACGGTGGTTGTGCACCGATATTGATATTATTATGAATAAGGTGTACCGAAATATAATGGAAATCAATGAGTGCTACTTCCGTGATAAGTGTGAGAAAGTCAAGTATGTTCAAGGACTGTCTGAAAAGTCGGTTGACCTATTACAATCGTTAGATAAACACCTAATGGTATTGTGGAATATTGAACATTATAAAACCAAAACTATGGCACATTGGGTCGAGTTTATCGATAAAGAAATCTCCTTATTAAACTTAATTTACAATACTGACAGGAGTGTAGAAATTATGATTTTAGATTGGGACAAAATTCATACGGTAGAGTTCCTGAGAAATATGTCAAACCTACACAGATACACATATAGCAAGGTGCTGAACGCATCGGTATGTTATGACGACACCGAGGGTGCGTTATTGATAAGTCTGATTGATGACGCTTTTAATAATGTAATGAAAGCAAATCAGAAAATTCCAACTACTAAAGATGAATATATCATACGCAGTAAGTACATATCAAAAGCTATATCCTGTCTTAAACAGATGAACCGAAGAATGTTAGCGTATTTTAACCTGATGCAGTACAGTGAACGCATTATGCGTGAATGGTCGGATATGTTGGTTAAAGAGATAACATTATTAACTGGTTTACAAAAATCAGATAAGCGTCGTTTTGAAAACTTAAAATAACGACTCTTAATATTGGTTATATTCTATCACCCTGTTGGGGTCGGCTACCCGTTCGCTTGTTCGCTTGTGGGGTTGCGTTCGCCTAATATTGGTAACACCACTAACTTCTGGAATGTTAACAACAATGGTAACGTCAACAACAACAACGCCAACAACTCGAATGGCGTTTGCCCCTGATTTTCATATATTGAGTAACCACGCAATGAGGGCGAAAGAGATGAAATCATATTAAATAGGAATGTTGATTTTAATATATGAGAAGGAGAATATAACCCTCTGTGAGAAATCGCAGTAAATAAAACATACCTCTGTTTAAGAGGTGTATGCTATGAAAGCATCCCGTTTATACTTGCGAGATAGTATAACGCCTTAGTTTGTAGGCGCGTCTTAATAATATGACTGTTTATTTTTGAGATGTCACAAGTCTATTTGCGGCTATAACCAACAGTTAATAAATCAGCCGTGCGGGGTAACATCAAATACCAAAAGGAGTTGAAGTTATGACAAAATATCAAAGAGCAAGAGCTCGAATAATGCGCGATAAAAAGCGCAAAGCAGAGATACGCTCTGAAAAGTTTAAATATAATGATAACTTCGACAGCGTTATCACAATGCAACACTTTGTCGAGGCTCTTGGAAAGTGTCGAAAGGGTGTTAGTTGGAAAGGTAGCGTTCAAAAATATACGCATAACGCTATTGTAGAAATCGACAGAACAGTAAAGAGTTTAAGGAACGGTGTTCTGCCAGAATTATCGAGCGTTAATCGTATTGTACTGTATGAAAGAGGTAAGCGTAGAGAGATTGTACCTATTACAATCCGAGACCGTATGACTCAGCGTGTTCTATGCGATAATGCTCTTGTGCCTGTGTTACAAAATTCTTTGATTTATGATAATGGCGCAAGTATGAAAGATAAAGGCGTAGATTTTGCACGAAAGAGATTAGTCGGTCATTTGCGAAAAGCTGTAAAAGAATATGGCTCTGAATTCTATATTTTAACTTTTGATTTTAAGAGCTTCTTTGATAGCATCCCACACCAAACTTGCCTCGATGTACTTAACCAAAACTTTACCGATAGATACATTAAGGGTTTAACTATGGCTATCATCAAATCCTATGAAAAGTCTGTCATTAACAGAACCTATACAGGAGAAGAAAGAGATAAACTTCTGGAGAGACTCAATAATAATCAGTCTCACGGTATTTGTCTCGGTAGTCAAATCTCGCAGATAATGGCTCTGGTTGTTCCGAATAAATTAGACCATTATGTTAAAGACCAAAGAAAGTTTAAACATTATATCAGATATATGGATGACGGTATGGTTATCTCGGATAATAAAGAAACCTTACATCAACTGTATGCCGAAATGAAGAAAATCGCAGACGAACTTGGACTGACATTTAATGATAAGAAAACAAGAGTTGTTAAATCTACTCGTGGTTTTGTGTTTATGAAAGTTCGTTATAGAATTACTCCCACCGGCAAAATCGTCAGCACTCTCACTAAAGCTGGAATTGTGCGTATGAGACGCAAGCTCAAGAAATTCAGACATTTAGTTGATGACGGCTGTATGACTCTGGACGATGTTTATAATTCGATGCAGTCGTGGCTCGCTCATACAAAAGTTGCGATGTCATATCACGCGAAAAGGAATATGTTAAAACTCTACAATGATTTATTTGATGGTTATAAATTAACCAAGAAATACGAACATATCAAGGGAGGTAAGAACGGTGAATTATTACAAACTGATAAGTGGCACGAATTTCGTTGGAATTGCTACTCAGCATAATTTCCGTGAGTTTCAACACAGGCACAGCATTATTCTGGCTTGTGACGAAGAGCGTGCTCAGTATGTTCAATGCGGTGATTTATTCTATCGCGCAGATTGGATGGTTCCTGTTACCACCGATAAAGTCTCCTACGAAACAGTTGAGTTAGTCAGAATTGAAAAAGACGAATATGACATATTACTTGCCGCTGTTGAAAAGGGAGAGGAAATCGAGATTGAACAGGAGCAAAATGAACCTGTCGAAGAAACTCCCGTAGTTGACCCTATCGAAGAAGTAACTCTCGATTATCTTAAAGAGGCAAAAATTAACGAGATGAGTTATGTTTGTAATCAGACAATTACAAATGGTTTTGATGTGGTGTTAAGTGATGGTAATACATATCACTTCTCTTTGACAACTCAAGACCAACTTAATCTTATTACTTTATCCTCTATGGTTGCAAGTGGCGAGACACAAATTCCGTATCACGCCGATGATGAGTTATGCAGATTTTACTCTGCCGAAGATATCAATACTATCATCACCGTTGCAACACAATTTAAAACATATCAGGTTTCTTACTTTAACGCTTTGAAAATGTATATCAATAGCTTAAAGAGAAAGAAAACTGTAGCCGCCGTTCAGTACGGTATGGCTATTCCCGAGGAACATCAATCCGAGGTACTTAAGACAATACTCGCTACGAATGGTGGTGAGTAATGTGAAAAAGGTTCTGAAGCCCGCTATATTATTTAGCGTTGGTGGAACGGTGTATTTGCTCATCGAAGTTCTGTGGAGAGCATTGAGAGGTAGCACACCTACACATTGGACTATGTTTATTCTCGGCGGTCTGTGTTTCCTTGCTATCGGGGCAATTAACGAATATCTTTCGTGGGACACTCCGTTTGTTATACAGACCTTTATAGGCACCGCTATTGTATTGGTGCTTGAATTCATATTTGGGTGCATCCTTAACCTATGGCTCGGTCTCGGTGTTTGGGATTACTCAGATGCACCATTCAATCTATTTGGACAGATATGCCTACCGTTTGCTGTTGCTTGGCTATTTTTGGTTGGCATAGCTATTATTCTTGACGACTATTTACGCTACTGGCTTTTCAAAGAAGATAAGCCACATTATAAATGGTCTCTAAACTAAATAAGGCATACAAATTGGAGTCTTGAAATATAGGCTCCTTTTTGTATATAAAACTGGTCTTTTATGTCACGCGACATAAAGGGCTTTTTGTATTTAAGGAGGTATATATGAAGTATACGGCATCCAACAAACCTTTAGTTTGTATGCAAACTAACAGCACCTGTTATAAGGGTACAAACAAAATGACAGTTAAGGGCGTGTTGTGGCATAGCACCGGTGCGAATAATCCTACACTCAAACGCTATGTGCAACCAAGTGATACGCCAGATAAAAGAGATACTGTTACGCTCGCTCAGATTGGTAAGAACGCTTATAAGAACGACTGGAACCATATTGAGCGTCAGGCTGGCTTGAACTGTTGGATTGGTAAACTTGCCGACGGTACTGTCACCACAATCCAGACTATGCCTTGGGATTATCGCCCGTGGGGTTGTGGTAGTGGTTCTAAGGGTTCCTGCAACTCTGGCTGGATACAGTTTGAGATTTGCGAGGACGGTTTAACCGATAAAACATACTTCAATGCAGTATATAAAGAGGCGTGCGAAATCACAGCGTACCTCTGCAAAATGTTTAATATTGACCCTAACGGTACTGTTAATGTAAATGGTGTAAAGGTTCCAACAATTCTTTGTCACCAAGACAGTTACAAACTCGGAATGGGTAGTAACCATAGCGATGTTACCCATTGGTTCCCGAAGCACGGCAAGTCGATGGCTACAGCGAGACAGGATGTTGCGGCATTGCTCGCGGCAGATAAGCCTGCTACATCTACTCCTGTTTCTACCACAGGGAAGACCTATTCCGTCGTAACTAAGATTAACAAATACGCTACTGCTTCTGACGCGCAAAGCAAGAAGAACAGTAAGGGTACTTATGAGGCTGGAACATATTATATCTATTCCAAATATCCGAACGGATATAACGGTATGTATAACATTTCCACCGATAAGACAGGAGCAAGTGCAGGTAGTTGGATTAACCCTGCGGAGAACGTAGTTCCGAAGCCCGCAACTCAGACCACAGATACAACCCAAAAGCTGTATCGAGTGCGTAAGTCCAAGGATGACGCAAAATCCCAAGTTGGCGCGTATAGCGTTCTCGATAACGCCAAAGATGCGTGTAACAAGGCTGGAGCTGGATATAAGGTTTTTGACTGGAACTACAAGGTTGTATATGAATACACGGCACCTGTCGAAACCAAACCTGAAACCAAACCTACTCAGCCTACTCAGCCGACACAACCCACTCCTGAAGTTGAGAAACCCAAGGAGGAAGTAAAGGTTGTAGCAGTATATGATTTAGACTTCCCAGAGAAAAACTTAATCGTAGATAAAAGTATTTCTCGCACAGAGACTGACTGTGTAAAGGCAATCAAAAAGATTATTTCTAACAATAGTGGTTTTGATGTTGAAATTGCAAAAGCATTTTGGAAGCTCGCTCCCAAATACAATATCGACCCTGTGATGGCTATTTCACAGTCTATTCTTGAGACAGGCTGGTTTAAATATGCGGGTTCTGCGGTTACACCGGAACAGCATAATTACTGTGGTCTCGGCGTTACAAGTAACGGTGTTGAGGGTGGTAAGTTTAATACTATCGAAGATGGTGTAACGGCACAGTTACAACATTTATTTGCTTATGGCTCTAAGGACGCTTTAAATGAAACGATAGTTGACCCACGTTTTAAATATGTTACCAGAGGTATTGCACCTTACTGGCAACAGTTAGCGGGCAGATGGGCTTGCCCGGGCTATGACACAAAAACATACGATACTCCCGCCAAGGCTATGGCTGCTAATAATACTTACGGTCAGAAAATCCGTGCGATTTACAATCAGATTGTAAGTATGGCTGTAACAGATGCGGATATTGAAAAATATTTCCCGACAGAGTTGCCTCAAGAAACACCTGATAAAGAACCTGTCGTTACACCGCCTACAGATATTGTTGACACACCAGAAAACACACAAGACACAAGTAAGATTGTGAACATCATTATTGAGGTGATTAAGAAATTACTTGAGTCTTTGATTGAAATTTTCCGCAAAGGAACAAAATAAGGAGGTAGGTTTATGAAGTTAATTACTGATTTTATTTCTGCTTATGGCGTTGAGATTATGATGGCAATTATTACTTTTGTTGCTACATATCTCGGTGCTTACTTGAAGAAAGTTATCACCAAATGGCTTGATAACAAAACAAAGCAGGATATTGCAAAAACTTGCGTGAAGGCTGTTGAGCAAATCTATAAGGATTTACACGGCGAAGAGAAGTTACAGGAAGCGTTGAAAGCCGCATCCGAGATGTTACAGTCTGAAAATATTGCTGTTACCGACATCGAACTCAGGATGCTTATTGAGGCTGCTGTAGCCGAGTTCAATGATGCCTTCAACAAGACTACAACTACTGACAACGCCGACGCTCCCGCAGAGGCATAATTAGAAGTTGCAAGGGTGCTACTTAGCGGTGGCACCCTATTATTGATTGGAGGTGATATGATTGAAAGGACTTGACGAATTTTTAAATATTTTCGGTGATATCACCGTACTACAAGTAGTTGAGCTTATTCTTGCAATCGTGTTCTTATGGGGCATTTATAAGCAAGTGAAGAAGCACTTTGATAACAAGGCAAAGGAAGCGTTAGAAAAAGCTGAAATTGAAAAACAACGCGATGCCGACATTAAAGAAGCACTTGATGCCGTACATAAGTATCCTCAGTATCGTCAACAGAGTATTGATATTCAGCACAAACTTGAAAGCCAAATTCAAGAACTGAAAGATTTACACAAAGACACCGTTACACAACTCAATACTATGAGCGAAACCGTACATCGTATGGAAGAAACGGAAACTCGCAGAGAGCGTAATAAAATGAGAGACACTTTATTGCAAAGTCATCGCTACTACACCAATCCAAAAACAAACCCCTCTGGTTCTTGGTCACGCGTAGAGTCAGAAACATTCTGGGAACTCTATTCGGAATACGAAGCAGCAGGAGGCAACGGATATATGCACACCGATGTTGTGCCTGCAATGAAGTTGCTTAAGGTTATTGATATTGGTGAAGAATAAAATTTAAGATGGAGATTGACCTATATATTGGTTGGTCTCCATTTTTTTGCGCGACTACCTTTTAAACCTACGCCACGCCCTCACAGTTAGTTTCTGACGCGAGTTTCAGGCTTAGGCAGGTAAGTTGTAGGCTAATTAGAAAACCCCTAAAAACAGCCTTAAAACGCGTTCTACGAGGTGTTATTATTTGCACATTTTCTAATGTTTTAAAGTGCAATTCTTGCACATTTACAAGGGTTCCAAAGTGCAAAATGACACTTTGAATAATGTTTATAATTATAGACAAAAAGTCGGTTTTTGTTCATAATTATTGACATTATCATTAGGGTAAAAAGAAAGGGCTACAAGACCGAAGTCTCATAGCCCTTAAC